CTTCGCCCTGTACTATATAACGAGGAGCACGAATATCATTTAAATACTCGTACCATTCGGGAGGAACCATATCTCTCACAACTTCTATCGACAAAGAGTCGCTAGCTGCCGCAAGATCGATGGTAACATAGGGGTTAGTCCCACCTTTCGTACCTTCAAGAGCAAGCTCTTGATTGCGCGTTTGGTCAGACAAATCGATACCATGGCGCTTTAAACAAGCACGCATGTATTGATCTGTTCCCTTTTGTATAAATCCATTGAGAAACGGTTCTACAGCTATACTACGATGAGTTTTCGCTGTCTTTGGCACAAAACTTATTTTGTTATGGTCTACAAACGTACACCGCTCACGAATCCTCGACACAAAGTCAAGGGGATCGTAACATTTCATTGCACCTGGAAGGATGCAATCACGAATCTGGGAGTTTTCCCAGAGAGCAGGTATCACGTATTGTAAGGCATCAGGAGTAACGGTCCAACGAGGCGCGAAGATTTTTCGCGCAACATTGGTCTTATCACCGTGTATTCCCATAGATGCTCCACCAGTAACGTCGCACAACGAATATATTTTCGAGAGATCAGGTGCAAACCCGATAACTCTAGATATATAATCTCTACCTAAACGCCAAAATTCAGCGTTAGGATCCCAAGTTTTATTTCGGGCAGAGATTTTCAAGTTAGTTTCCATACAAGCTTCCTCTGAATCAACAAACTTTTTCAGAGCGGTAGCCTCGGGGTCTAACCCGGGAACTTCCTTTGAAGTGAATGGATATTTCTTGATGAGTGCAGCGATCTGAACGTCCCTGAAATAAGAATCAGGTGAGTCATACATCTGTGGACTAGGTCGTTCAGCCCATTCAAAGAGCCCGTGAAAGTCACGTGCTCGTAACAGAGTAAGGAGTTTATCCTTATCTGGAATGGTGGTGGATCCAATGGCGACCCTCAATATACCAACATGGTAGTCTTGAGGAATACGGACTAGCTTTGTATTAAAGCTTTTTCGTTTTGAAGGTTTCATAATAAAAGCTCCTAGGGGCAGTACGCCCCGTTAAACGTGCAAGTGAAGAAATTAAGCAAGTAAGTTTTGTTGCCTTTCGAAATCGAATTCCCATTCGAAATCGTAGGGCTCAATCTGTCGTAGAGGTTTTACTTCTACTTCAGGTTGTTTACTTACGCCATCTTGATATTGCCACATCGATAGCCCCATTAAAAGGGCAATCAATGTGTAACGCGTATAACCGCGCGACAGAGGAACGATCCTCACAACCAGTTCATGCAGAACCCGAATAGGTTCTTTAAGCATGAGTAATTTTCTGGTTAGTGAAAACATCGAGCCCTGCCGCGGAAATCGCGAAAGTGCAAGCATCAGTAATAGCTGCTTCAATTTCAGCCTCAGCGGTACCTACAGGAAAGGCCCCATCGATTGATACGATGAGATCACCTACAGGGTCCGTGCCGTCGGTTGCAGTACGTGTGAACTTGATCATAGAACGACCTTTACCGAGACTGTCAGATGAGGGCTTAGGCGCAACGCGCTTCAGGTCCACATAATCTTTCACGGTGAGGCTGTTCGTAGCGCTTACATAGCGCGATGAATCAGGTGTACGGTTTGTGTCATCGGCATATGCGATGGCGTTTACTGTTATAGACATTTTGTCTTCCTACGTTTGAGGTTATGGGTGTATAGTATATCACCTACTCTTAAGCTTGCGCCTAGAGAGAGCAATTAAGTCCAAGTGCCGCTTTTGACCAAAATCTCCTTGTAACGGGAGAGGCTGGTATGCAGCACCGACGGACAATACTGGTACACGCGTTGTTACCGACTCCACAGAATTGTGGGTTATCGGTGTATGCGACAATAAAGTATATGACCCTGATAAAAGGGTTATATCCACCGTTGCGGTGGTACGCTTTATCGTGCGCGTCGTAGTCCATTGTCCTAACCTTCGCACCCCGTGTTTGGGGGATATGGCCTCAATCAATGTACCAAGATTGACGAACATATCGGCTACAAACGAGAACGGCACAAGTTCATATGCCGCAGACGGAATCTGGAAAAGGTCAATCCCTAAGGGATCAATACCTTTATCCGTCTCATAGAGTATCCCGCTTCTG